ACTAACCATATCTACACCACTTACTGTCAATGTTTCATCAATTAGTATTTCTTCTACTCCTTCAGCATTTACAATAGTGATTTCTCCGCCACTAATTTGCATTTGACCACTACTGCCTTCGATTAGGTTAATCTCTGCACCCTTAACAATTAAGTCTTGTAATACAGGGATTTGCCCACTTACATTTCCAACAACTTGCAAATCAGTGCCTTTAACGACAATGACATCATCAACGCCAACACCTTCTACGCTTTCATCAAGCCATAGACCTTTTTTAAATTCAGGCTCGGATTCACCTCTTTGAATAAAAAAAGCAAGTGCAGAATCAAAATCATTTACCATACCCTCAAGTTCTTTATTTTGTTCATTTAATTCATTATATTTATCTCTTAATTCTAAAATATGTGCAAGAAGAATGTTTTCATCTCTTACAGTTTCTGTAGGAACTCCAGGTTCTATATTTTGGTTATTCTGTTCAGGACTAAATATTGGTGTACCAGTATTTCGTTTTATTTCAAAGAATGGTCCCAAACTTCCATATTTATTAGTATTTCGATTATTCATATAAATCACCTATTCTTCTTCTTCTACTATAGGATCTGGGATTACAAACATGGAATAATCTAAACGTAACCAATTTTCTAATTCTAATTCAGCTTTATTTTTATATACCATATATTGGGTTTCTGTTTCATCTTCCTCTTCTAAATATAATGCTGATGCCTGATAAATAACACACTGTCTTATATAATGATCAGGTATCTCATTATAATTAAATTTTTCAGAAGATATTCTATCACCAAATGTACCAGTCCAAACAGTATTTTCAGGATTATATTCTAACCACTGTCCTAAAGTTCTTTCTTTAAAAATTTTATCAACCACATTATAATATATATCTCCAGTATTAAACTCTGTTGGATCTGCTGAAAACTGTCCCAAATAGTTTGTTAAAAACATAGTATTATAATAAAGTTCATAATCTTCGTATAACTGTTTAGGTGTTCTATATGTTGTTCTTAATTTTCCATTAATAATATCAATAGAAGAATCAATGTAAAATTCCAAACGGTCATATGGTAATTGAAAAGATGAGCTGTTACTAATCAGTTTATTTATTTGATTCACAATTGTTTTTAGTAACATATTTCCTCCTTAAATATAAAAGTGACTAAAGCGACTTGTGTCACCTTAGCCACCGATTTTTGACATATTAAACCGATCTATCTTCTCTAATATCAGGTTTGCCACTTCGCATAGATTCGATTTTATAATCTAATCTACGTAAACGAGCTTCGATAATAGTGATAAAACGATTATGAATTAATCTAGCGACACCATCTGCAGGTACTTTAATTGTGTTTCCATTAATGGCAACTACAAAACTTGGTTGATATTCTCTATAAATAGTTGGTATAGAATACATAGAACAATTTATTCCATGTGCCAAATCGTTAATAAGACGTTTATTAAACTCTATTTGTTTTTGTGCTTTTGCTTGTACTTGTCTATTCATTTCAATTACAACAGAGGATGCGCTATTAACTTGCTTTTGAGCAGAGGTTGCATCAACTATTGCTTTTGCCAGGTCTGATAAATTAACAGTAGGTTCTTGTTTTGCAGTAATAGGTGTATTCGGGATACTTCTTGGTTGTTTTTCCATAATTTTATTTTCCTCCTAATTTATGGTAATCAGGAATCACAGAAGGGTGTACTATCTGATTGCAAATTTAATTGCATTCTCAACAGCAGTGTTATTTGCAGTTACAGCATATTGTGCATCATTGAAATGATTTGCATAATCCGAAACTACAGCCATGTAGGTTAACAATGCTTTTGAAGGAACGAATACAAATTGAACTAATGCCTCAGGTCTTACACATGTGAAACCTAATGTGTCGATTTTGAAACCGACTGATTGTCTTTGATCGATTGGGTCAAGTACGCCAGCAGAGCCTTTTGGCTTAGCATAGAACTTAGCACCAGAACGTCCAGAAATTCCAGTTTTAATCATATATTCATCACCAAACATAAATGAACGGTGAACAGGTAATTGATACCATGAAAGAGCCTTTAATTCTGCAATCTCATCATTAGTATATACTGATGTAGAAGCAGTAGAACCTCTTAATAAAGTAGGTTCTGTTCCAGCTGCTTTCATAGCAGGAGTTCTAAACCATATACCTTTAATAAAAGCTGTACCAGCTGTTCCACTACCAGTATAAGAGCCAGTACCAGAATTAATGTGAGTAAGAATACCCGTAGGGGTAGTTCCACTTGTAAAGATATCCCATGTAACATTTTGAGGGATATATGAACCGTCTTTTAATCTCTTATCCGCTACAATTCTGCATTCAGGAGTAGCTGGATCAAGATAATTTAAATATAACTCAGTACCTTCAGGTAATACAGCTCGGGTAGATGCATTATCCTTTAGATAAGTTGTTGCTTGAGATAATACAGATACTAAACGAATAGCAAATGCAGTACCATCTTTATATTCTCCTGGATTAGCTATCTCATCATAACCATAAGCATAATCATCTAACATAGTCTCTTCGAAACGTAAATTAAATAATTCTACAGGTTTTCCAGTTTTATAAGGTTCAGCAGTTTGTGTTAATGTCATATACTCTTTTACAAGTGGATCAGATACTAAATCAAATGTATGTTCTGGTGAACATATAATGACATAAGCACCATTTAAAGGTTTAACTAAAGTTCTTTGAAACTTTAATGCTTGTAAACGATAATCTTCAATACCTATTGTATCTCCTAAACATAATTCATCAACACCAGCTTTTGCTTCAGCATATACTGGGTTTGAGAAGAATATCATTTCTTCACGACATAATCTTTCTCCTGTTTTAACAGCAACTTCTCCATATTGCATAGAGTAGTGAGCAATTACATCATCAATAATATTAAATTCAACTCGGTCAGAAAACTCCATATAACGACCATATTGTCCGAATGTTCCTGAGAACGATTCAGAAGCCATCATATCAGATTTTGGTGGAACACCCTCAGCTAGTGGAACAGTATGTTCTGTAATTCCACCCCATCTACGAAGTAACAACTTAGCGTTTCCTGCTGGAACTTCTTTAGTCTTACAATACTTTAAATATACATTGTTTTCAGAACCTAATTTAATAGTGTCTAAAAGCATTTTATCATAGAAATATTCTATAATACGTCCACGTTTAACAACGTCTGTTTCATTTGCTAATAAACCGTTAGCAACTGCGGTAATACTATTAATATCCTGAATATCTGCTAATGCTTTTAAATTGGTATTAGCACTTAATTCAGCATACATGTTTGTAGCTGGCATAATAATTCTCCTTTTTTAGATTTTATTTTTTTATTAAACTTTGAAATACCTTATCCATAAAATCTTTTGGCTGTGTATCAGTACCACCAGTCTTAGTAGGAAGAACGCCTATTTGATTACCATACATACCCTGTCTTTGTAATTCTGCTAATATCTCATTTTTCATAGTTTGTTTTAAATCTTCTTGAATTTTTGGATAATTAACAGCTCGGTAAACAGCAACTAAATCAATACCTGGAGTGACTATATTAATACCCAATTTTTTTGCATCTTCTGCAAATAACAATAGGTCTTCTTGGGTTAACTTTGGATATTCTTTCATTAGACTTTGTTGTCTAATATCAAAATCTTTTCTAAGGTTATCCATCTGAAGTTGTTTAATATATTCTTCATGCTGGCGTAATTGTTGTTGTACTTCAACAGGAATATTTTTTTGTGTAGCAATAGCCTTATCTTCTTCATCTTTTAAAGCTTTTTCTAAATCTTCAACTTTCATATTACGTTGTTTAGCAATAAATTGAACAATTTTTTCCATTCTTTCTTTTTCAGATTTGGTTTGTTCATATTGACTACGTAATTGTTTCATCGGATTTTGATCATCTGGTTTTGGTAAAGCATCAGGATTTTTCGGATTAGGATTAGTAGAAGGAACAAGTTCCTCTTGAGGTGGGGTCAAAACAGTTTCAGGGTTACCTTCAACTGTTGGATTTGGATTAGTAACGGGATCGAAATTCATTTGTCTGCCTCCTTAACAATAATATAATTGGCGAGATTATATCACGTATCTCAACTAATAATGTAGTTGGCACATTAGCCTTGTTGGGCTGCCTGTGGAGAACCACTGGCTATATTACCTAAGCCTGGCATGTTTCGTTTCAATTGACGTTCATTAGCTAACTGTGCAACAGCTTGCTCTGGACGCATACCTTGATCTACCATACCTGCAAAGCTTGCTAGGTCAGATTCAACTTCTTCAAAATCATTTCTACGTCTGTCATCTTGAATACGTTTTAAAATATGATACTTCATTGGAATATCTTTATAAGATACCCATTCTTCTAAAGTAATAATAGGTGGTTGTGGATTATACTGCATTTGCTTCTCCATTAATACATCTGCTAAATCAGATAATCTTATTAAGTTAGTAGGTAAATTAGGTGTAGCATGACAAGTAAAATCAAAACTTAACTGACTATTACTCATTTCTTCAAAGTCAATACTAATTACATCGTCCATTTCATTAGTTTTTTCATACCTAGGAAATTCTCGTTGTTTACCATATTCAAGATAAAATGACATAATTAGTTTTGAAAGGTCTGTTATAAATTTCTGAAGAGTAACAATACGAGAATTATCAGTCATTGTAACACGTTGATTCATAATATCCATACCACCAGTAGTTTGAACACTACCTGTATCTCTACCTGTATATCTATCATCTACTCCAGAAATTCTCTTTATACCTAATTCCAAACGTTCTTTTAACAAATGTCTATCAGCAGGTAAAACTGGTAAGTCTACATATTGAACTACATCTTTCGGACTACCATCAACTACCCATAAACGTTTAGGATTATTACCTTGTTCTGCAAAAAGCTTTTCATTTAAACCACTACGTCTAGAAATAACACGTGGTCTATCTAATGAACCAGCTATTAATGTTGACTCTACAGCATCTAATATATTTATAGAGATAGCATTATATAAAACTAAACGGGTAGTTGGTGTTCCATATGGGTCATCAACTGGAGCATTTGCATAAAGTATTCGAATAGGAAATTCATTAGGTAATAAACCTTTATTAATACTTAAAATAAAACCATCATCTATCATACAAATCTTATCTATACGATATTTATTAGTACCTGTTTCTAAAAATTTATAGTAACAAGTAGTGAACTTCACAATTTCACCTCTACCATCAGATGATGGAGCATTAACATATTTTGGAACAATTTCTGTTCCACCAGAATTTCCTTTTTTAAGAGCTCTGTATTCTGCAACCCTTGCAGAGAAACGGGCTTCATTTTCAAGTTCAATTAAAGAAATTTCTTCTGCAATAAATATTGCTCTACCTTTTTGATAATCACAAAAAGATGGATCTAAATATAATGATAGATTATCAATTTTCTTTATTTCTAAATCACCCATTTGTTTATTATCAATTCCATCTATAATCTCTTGTTTCCAACCTAACTCTACTGCACCAAAGTTCAATAAAGCTGCTTTTTCACCAATAAGACTTTGTATATATGGAATTTCAAGTTTATCAAATGTATAATCCATAAATTCATTAATTGAATTAGCTTTATCTTTAAATTCTTTTTTACGTGGAAATATATAAGCCCGATAACTTCCTACATACAAACTATTTACATAATTTGTTTTAATAAAGTTAATCCAGTTTGTGTCAGGTTTAACACACCATTCTTCTAGAGAACCTTTACCAATAGTTTCCCAGAATAGACCACGATCATAAGCATCTAACACTCTCCACATATTTTCGTATGGTCGTCTTTTACTAGCAAAATGATTAAATAAATCTACAACTTTAGATATCTTATAACCTAATGATTCTTCAAATGCATTATTTTTATACATATCATTCATTTGCTTTCAGACCCCCATTCTGTTCATCAATAACAGCTTCACCTTTTTCAAAGGCAACAACTGCTTCAAACGGGTTACTCATTCTCTTTTTAAATATTTCTTCCTTTGTTAATTCTTTTTCAGGAATAGGTTCAAATTTTGGTTCTTGTTCTTTTTCAATAGTACATTTTGAATTTGATATTTGATTTTTCAAATTTTTATTTTCTTCTATTAGCTTAGTAGCAAAATAACAAGCAACAATACCAATAATTAATCCAAGAATAAAACAAATTAATTCTGTTAACATTAGTAATTTTCACGCTCCCATCCTCCATACATCGAACCAAATCTACTATCTTGAGAAGAACTTTTATTAGTGTCTTCATAGAGAGTGTATGGATTAATATCATTATTTTGTATTTTCTTTAATACTTTTAGTTCTATTCCTCTAGCATCATAGGACTTATGCTCTAAATTTTTTAAATTTTCTGGAATAGCCATTATCATAAACTCCATAGCATTAACCCCATGGTTGTTTTTATCCATAGGTTTATCACCTTGACTTTTACCATCTGCTGTTCTTGGTGGAAATTTATAATTAACTCCTTCTTTATATAAATTTATACAAGATTTAAAAATTTTAAGTTTACCAGAATCTATAAAGGTATTCGTTTTTAGCATACGTGCTTCTAAATCCATCATAGCTGCTTGTAAGAAAATCTTTCTTTCTGCGAATAAGTCACCAATTGTTTTTAAATTGAAGTCATTTCGCTTGTTTATAGACCTTCCATCCATAATTGGTGGTGTCCATAACTTCCCTAGAGGAATGTTAATTGGAAATTTCTGCCAGTATATGTCCGATTGTGTTTCATAATTGTTATCTGTAACAAAAGTTTCATCAAATATGTACAAAATACCAGAAACTGGGTCAATCGCCCCATATAACCAAGCACTTGGGTCATTAATTCCATAATCTGTGGATATTACTCTATGCCAAGACGATGGAATAGGGAAGTCATCTACGAAACAACTATAAATATTCGCATAAACCATACCTTCAGCGTAATCAAATGAACCCTGTAGGTAACGTCTTATCCACCATAATGGTTTATTCTTTGAGTTAGACTCAATGAAATCACTAGGTAAGTAAGCATTTAGCTTAGTTGGATGAATATGTGATGAATAAAATCTATCAGGTTCTAATACATTGTAATATTGATTTGTATCATAAGTTTTAATAACAGAACTATGAAACAAATAATCGTCTCTAATCCAACCATTACTAGGGTTAGATTCAATAAAAATACGTTTCCAATCAACTTTTGTTTTAAATGTATCTGTTGACGGGTCATATATAACATTACCTTCGGAATCAAGTTCTAAAACTGCTCCTGCTAATGAACGTAAACGTGCTTTTAATTGGATAAATATTTCATGGTCAATAGCAGATGCTTCGACAATGTGTATTCTACTAGAATTTAGGGAACGTAATAGTTCCTCATCATAAAATGATTTAATTAATAGAGTGTGTCCATTAATTAATATATAGGTTTTTTTAGATTTGTTTTCATATAAAACAAAATCTTTTGGAAGGTCTTGTCTCAATTCCTTCTCATAGGTTTGCTCTACCTGAGCTAAAATTGCTGAACCAACTACTGTTTGCCCATTTGGTGTTGAAAGCATATGCTTTTGATCATCTTGTATTGTACAACTGGTTTTACCACTACCATACCCTCCGAAAACTCCAACACACTTGTGGTTATCTGTATGAACCTCAGCTTGATGTTCCTGAGGAATATAAGTATTAACAAATGTATTACAATTTTCTTTACTGCATCGCATCCAGAAAGTGGATTCTCCACCTTCTAGATTAATAGCAGGGACCATTGAGGAATTACAACTAGGACACAGGAGCTTGTTTTTGTTGATTAGCTTTAAGCTCATTAAGTTTTTTAATTTCTTTCTGAGTTTCTTCCAATAGGGCTTCGGGAGTTTTCTTATAAAGATCTACATGTTCAGGATAAATCTTGTTAGTAATATGAGAGATACCCATTACTAGCTTATCATAAATATTTGCCCTGAGTTCTTTATCTATTTTAGGATCTTTATCTGGGTTCAATCTTGGTGATACTTGTCTGTAAGTTACATCTGCTGCCAATTCCACAGCAGTTAGAGCTAAATTTAGTAATTCTTCATTAGTAATACTAGCTTTACCTAGCTCTAGGGATACTTCGTTACCGTTTCTAATACGAATTGTGAAACCTTTCATACTCATGAAATCACCTCTTCATCTTATTATAGTTCGTAAAAATATGGATGTCAAGTATTTTATGAAAAGACTTTCATTAAAAGGGGTAATGGTATCAAAAAAGAAGTGGTGGTGAATTAATTAACGTAGTTAATTAGAGGTGCGGAGGTTAAATATTCCGCAATTCAAGACCCGACCCAGGGGTAGACGTATGCGTAGTACACTGTATTGATGGGATATTAATTGCTGCTTATACTATATAAGTAGGATAACTAGAACAATCTATTAACGAGATACACCAAGTGGTGTTCAGTAAGGATTACTGTCTTAATCACAAATTAAATTTGGAAAGGAATTTAATTGATGAACATTTACATTAGTAACATCAATGTAGTTCTGTCAAAATTTAACAAAAAAGAGATAGAACTTACAAATTCAGACTTCGATAAGATTTATAGTCTTATTGAAGATATGCTAGAAGGGGAATATCACCTTAGAACTTTGGTTAGTGCTATAATTAATTTATCAAAGGTTTATCCAAATGATAGCAAAAACTTTGCTATCAGGACTCTAAAAATACTTGTGAGAACAGGTATAAACATAAGAGAGTACAATTATCCCTGTAATTGGGATAAAGACACTATGGAGTATGAAATATTTCTCCATGATGTAGAAAGGCTACGAAAAATAGCCTTTCCTCCTTCGAAAATATATTTAAAGAGGAGAGATTTTGGTGGTACCGTGGAAGTTGTAACTGACAAGCTTGGTTATAACTATCAAGAAAATGATTATTCGGGCTTCGAATATGAAGCTGAATACCCTGCTTCAAGAATAAAAGTAGAAGGGTTTGAAATATTTCCTAGAAAATTTGATTTCAAACTATTTGAATTTATTCTACCAGCATCAGCATCAGAATCAGTGTCGTATAAAAAAATAGTATATAAAGAAGGAAAACTATATATATACGGAAAATTTTATTTAAAGAATGAAGGTGGTTTTAAAAAGAATCACCTTTATTGGATTCCAAACAATGGTCCAGCAGTTGATCTCTGTTTTGTAGAAGACAGGGATGATATTGAAAAAATACTCTGCAGATGGGGTTATGCAGAGTCTGGTATGGTTTATTTGAAAAAGTACAAAAAACAATCACTGTACAAGCAGTTGCAATTACTTTTAGTGGTTGCTATCTTTAGGGATAGACCAACTGAAGAAGACAGAGAAAAGCAATTGGAGAAGTTGTTGGATATGTTTGGATTAGAGGAATTACTGAAAAAGTTAGGTTTCTTTGGTAATGTTTCATATTATAAATCTTTGATAGATGACGATCTGGCATTGATTAAATATCTAGAAGATCAAAAAGTAATCTGGCGTATAGAGCTAGATGAACTCTATGATATGGAATTAGACTCATTTGAACCAATATATGAGTCAAATACGGATTATGAAGATGAAGGAATACTCTTTGATGATCAGGATGATGATCCAGATCAAGATCAATCAGATATTCCTGATGACACTGAATAAAAAAATTAGGGTTGGATACGTTAGCGTATCCGACTCTTTTTTTTATGGACTATTAGAATATCACGCCGAATGGAACAACTACAGATAGACGATTAGGACTATCACGCCTATATGGACTTTAACTAGTCAGACACGCTTTTTTTTTCTTTTTTTTTGATTTGTGTATTTTTGATTTGTTTTCTTGATAATCAGAAATAACACATTAGCCAGAGGAGGAATAGACGTGGCAGAAATTAAGAATAAGAGTGTAGAAGTCGTAGAAGTAGAAGAACAAGATGTAAAGGAATTAACTAGCATTAAGGATTTATCGAAGAAGAAGCAAGAGTTAATTGAAAAGTTTCAGAAAGGGAGAATCTTAGACGGAACATACATCGGAAGATGTATAAACATCACAGATTCAGAGGACGGAAAGACGTCCACTTTTTGGTTTAAGGTGTTAACTTCGAAAGGTGAAATTGTCAAAGGCGTTGTGCGTGATAACTTCATAAAGAAGTTAATGCGTGCAGACGGAACACCAGTTTTGAACAGAAACGGGGAGCAAGCAACAATCAACGAAGTAGAAAGTTACTTCGCTAAAGTTGCGAATGCGGCGGCTGATGAAGATTTCATCGGAAAGCCGTTAAGCGTTGTAATTAGAAACGGCTATATAGCCGATTTAGGTAAAGACAGAAGAACAGGAGGAGTTCGTTCTTAAACGAACTTCTTTTTTTTTAGCAATCGGGACACAAAATGATACCACTTTATGTATTTTTAGTGGTATCAATTTGAGCACACATGTATACAATGTGTTACCATTAAAAATATCGAAAATGGTATTTGTTTGGCTCACACGTTTTATATAGCATGTTTATTTTTTTAAAATTTATCAATTTTTGGCATCAATTTGGTTTCTTTCAAAATTATTCAAATTTATTTTATTTATTCAAATTTATTCAACAAAATGGTATCATATTATATACATCAGTGTATACAAGATATATACATTTTTATATAAAAAATAAAAAGCTTAATATAGGTATATAAAATGAGTGAGCCAAGTTGATGCCATTTTCAACAATTTTAAAAACCCACAAAAACACAAGTTGATACCACTACATGAAAGGAAGTGAGTTTTTTGTCTTTTTTGGTCGGTGATTTCGTGGAGGTTGTTTCAGGTAAAAAATACAAACTAGGTGAACAATTTCCAATAACAGACATATACATTATAGAAAAAAACGGTTACAAAAGAACTTATCTTTATTCAACCTGGGGATATAAAATTCAATCCACTAATGTAATAAAAATAGGCACATACAAACAAGGCATCCTAGAATTAAATAAAGGAGAGAAACTAAATGTTGAGTTTTTATAATATATATGATATAATAAGGAGGAATTAATATGAAAGCAAAGTTTAAAGAAGGGCAAGTAGTACTGTATCAGAATGGTACTAGCTTTGAATTAGGTATTGTTAAAGAAGTTGTAGAGCGTATAGTTAAACAACATCTTAAACAGGATGGGTTGTATGGTGAACCTACTGGCGAAGACACCATTCAATTTTATTATCGTGTGTGGTATCATACAGGTGATACATCTGCTCTTACAGATGAAAGAAATTTACATGAGATAAAGAATGATTATGCTTTCTTAGTTATGAGACGTAAAGCAGACACTTCATCTATTAATGATACACCTGCCCGTCAACTTGCAGCGTTTATTATAGATAAGACTTCTCAACTCACTGAGTTGGACTATAAATTTGAATGGGAAGATGCATTAACAGAACTCATAAACAAATTTGAGGTGATATCTAATGTTTGAATTATTTCTAATGGATTTACTTCCAGAAAAACGTAAAGAATTTTTAGAAGCTCATGGTTGTTGGGATGTAAACGTAGAAAATCCTTCTACATTCCCTAACAACTGGGATATCTTTCCTATCATGACATTTGATGTAGATTTTGTAGATGAATAT